CACGTTCAAGAATTGAAATGACAGGAGTAATTGGGATTCCTTTAAAAACAGTATATTTATAGAAGACAGGATAATCATCAACATTTACTGAATTATGATATTGCTTCAATAATAAAAATTTTAACGTCATACCAATTTCACCAGCCCTTCTATGTACTTCGTCTAAAACTACAACTTCTTCAGACTGAGAAATTTCACTAAATTTCTTTTTAAAAACAACGAAATCATCTCCGCCAACAGCAAAAGATCTTTCATAGTATTTTATATTTGAAAAACAAAAATTAAGTGCTAGTAAATTAATAATAGAGCCAATAATACTAGTCCACTTAGATCCAGACGGTATTCCGTGCAATATTCTATATACTCGTCCACCAACAACGTGGTAATCTTTAATAACTAAAGAATCAAGGATAGCGAGAAAGTGATTATCGTATAAAAGACCTTCTGGAAAATATAAACGACAAATGCACACAGCCATCGTAATTAATGAATTGCAAAGTGTAGAATCAAACTTCTTCCAATCACCCTCAAACGCAACTTCATTATTAATAAGGAGTGTCTCAAAGCGATCACTTTTTAAAAATGAGTTTCCAATGAACAATGGACCTTTACCCTTTTCAACGAAACAAGTAGTAAGTAAATCACTAAATATTCCACTATGCAACTCAACGTGAAACTCAGGCATGTGAACAGCTCTAGAGGTAATTAAATCACCCTCACAAATGTCATCCTCTCTTTTATTTCTAGCACCAATAGTATATATACCAGGAATAATTTCTTCTCTAGTTATTACTCTTCCTTGTTTTGTAGCAGAAACAATTTTACTGTATCTTTCTTCGGCTAAAAACACAGCTTCATCCACGCACTCTTCCTTCTTGATTTTATTTAAATAGTGTTCATATCTGTACCCAGGTTTTGTTTCAAGGTTGAAATCAAAATCACGAATATCAGTAATATCAACACCTTTAAATTCTTCAATTTTAAGTTTTCTAATTACATCTCTAATTGCAGTTGACATTAAAGAATAATGCCGTAAATCTGGTGTTACACCACCAAGAAAATTCTTACAATTCATTTGAGCTTGTATAGTATGTCTATTACTATCAAAGCAACCTTCAACAATAAGGTGTTTATCAATATCAAATTCATTAAACTCACTAAATAATTCTGGGAATTGATGAATAAAATCAGTTGAAATTTCTGGGGGTCTAGAAAATTTCTGAGGTCTTGTTGAAGTTCTGACATCTGAGAGTTCTTTATGTTTAAAAACGTTAAGACCATCAACGTCAAATAGATCACCATCAAACTTATCTCTAGAAATTAGACCATTTTTGTTGAAGACATATTTATAGTTAACACTTTTACG